GATCATTAAAAAAAGGTATTACTAATCTAGGATGATCACCGACTAGACTAGGAAACTTATTGTCAATAATTGTATTTACAAACTTATAAAAGTGTGGGGCATAGTAAAGTAAATAATGTTTATCTGAGGGTATCTTTCTATCTTCAACAAATTTTTTTACTGGGTGATCATGATCTAATTGTGAAACTTTTTTTAATCTACTTAATTTAGAATTAGAACTTCTCAACATGTTCTTAACAGTTGGGGATAACTCATTTGTATCTATGCGAATACCTCTAGCATTATCTTTTGGTATCTCTGCACGATATGATTCTGTCATGAATTCATTATACAAAGTCTCATTTACATGTCTGATTAGTTTGGGAACAGTTGTGCCAACACCACAGTTGTGACACTTATAGATAAGAGAATTTTCTTTTTGAAAAACATATCCTCTTGCTTTACTTTTACTTTTTTGAGAATCACCACAATAAGGACAACGAAAGTTATAGAGATTATTACTCTTCTTTTTAAATAGTCCTAATTGTGATGAAACCAAAAGTAAATACTTTTGTTCTAAATACATTGTATCATAATATATCAGGTGTTATCTGATTGTCAATCTAATTCTTTACATCTCTTAATTTTTTTTAATTTTTTATCATAAGTTATTGTTGGATTTATATGTGATTTATTATCAACATAATCTCTTGCCAATTTTTTGGCCTCTTCCTCACTGTCTGCGTTTATGACAATATGTCGCACACTCACTTTATGAGTTTCAACCTTATATCTGGTCATTAGATTATCCTACTATATTTTGATGTATTTGTCAAGAAATAGTAATACCGATATTCATTAACTTGTGAATAATGAATCCGATAACTATGGAACCACCAATTAATACCCATCTAAACTTGTCTAAGACGGCCACACGGCCCGATAATTCTGTCTTTAGATTATTTATTGCGTCTATTTGTTCTTTACTATTTTTAGTGATTCTATCGTGAAGTTCTTTGATTTCTTTGTTGAATTCCATTCGTCTGGCTTCAACTAAATTCTCTGCGTTGATTATTGCTTCTTCTTGGGAAGAGAGTTTTTCTTCATGCACTGCCAACATGCGGTTGATAGAGTTTGAAACGTCTGATATTTTTGAAATAGCATTATCGAGACGACCATGAATAAACTTCATTTCTTTTACGTCTTTCTTCAATAACTCTACATCTAATTGTATATCTGACAAAACTCTCTCCCCTTATTATTTATTATTTTTTAGAATAGATTGAGTATAATACCCAAACTGCTACTAATCCAACTAAGCCCTGAGCAGAAAAACCTGCTACAATGCTTTGTACATTTCCTATCACGTTAATATTTGGCCAGAACGGTATGCCCTGTCCGTTAAATAGAACTTCAAACACAATGCCAAGTGCAATTAAACTTACACCGACCTCTGCCAAAGCAGATGCCCAAGCTCTACATTTATTTAAGATTTCCATAATGGATCTCCTTTCTTATTGTAGTGATATGATGTAGAGAACTCCCCCTCGATTTATTGATTTGATTCAACAGGTTCGTAATATTCTTTGTACTTAACTAGAATTTTATTTTGAGTTAGTATATATCTTTTTATATCTTCCATATTTATTGCTAATACTTCATATGTATCAGTATCAAGTGCAAATAATGCCACTGATTTTCCCTCTTGTTCTAGATTAGTAAAAACTTCTGCAACATTTTCTCTTGTAATTACAATCCATTTAACAGGTTTTAAATCTAGTGGTTCTACCACTTCTAAATTTAATTTTGGTTTTTCAATTTCTTGTGTAATTACTTCTACTTGTTTCTCTGATTTAAATGTTGAACAACCAGAGAATATTAGTAATACAACTACCAACATCATGCATGTTACTACAACTCTCATCATCTTGTTGCCTCATTTAAATCATTCATAATTTTATTAGATCCCTTATTGATAATTTTTTCAATCAACCCTGGTTTCTCTACTGCAAGATAATTTAAGTCGTGTTTAGATAATTTATTCTGTAATATCTGTTTTGACTTATTAATCTGTACTATATCATCATTTAGTTGTTTATTGATAGAGATAATTTGTTCGTAATCTTGTTTCTGATTTTCGATAACTTCTTTTTGTGTCTCAATCGCACTTTCTAATTTTATTTGATTTGCTTTGAGAATTGCGTTGTCTGATCTTAACTTAAGCACATAAGCGCCAGCGCCAATTAATGTGGCGCTGACGACACCGATTAGTAATAGTCTTATTCCAAACATAAATGATTAGTCTTGTCGGATTATGGAAATAATACCCCATACGATAGCGACCCATGCCAATATATTGACAAATGGTCCACCTAAAACAACCAATAATCCAAATGCAATCAGACTAGCGCCTGACCATGAGGACATTTCTTTTACTCTGTTTTTTAACCAGTTCATTTTTATTTCTCCTCTAGTTTCATAATTCGTTTTTCCATATCATCAATTTTTTTTGATAACACAGGAAACTTCTTAATCAACTTTTGTTCCTTAGTTAGTATCTCTATATCATATCGCTTAGCAGCCCAATTATAACATTGTTCTACTTTATTATAAAACCACACACCAACTTTGGTTTTTTTGAACCATGTAGCAGTAGCGTTACCTACGATACTACCCATTATTGCTCTAGTTAAAAAGAACAACATATTACACCTTTGGTTTATTGCCTCTCGGCTGTGAGTTTTTAATTGCAAATCTACCAAATAATCTTACAGCAGAATGAGCTGACCAAATTTTCCAACCTGGTACAGCAGGTTCACTACATTTCATAGCTAATTTAAACATAGTGTCTGCAATCAGTCTATATGGTTCTCTGTCTTTTATTGTACCTGCTTTAAAAGCCATATTAATTTTTTCATATAATATGTCATGTACAATAGCCGCCCTCGCAACATCAAAAGGTGCTATAAAAGCCCAACACGCTCTTGGTACACTTGCAAGGTCTGTAATGTATCCACTAGGAACATTAATAGTAGTTCCATTAATATCTACACCACAATCTTTTAACATTTTTATCCATTCATCTGTTAACTCTTTACAAGTAAATGTGAGTGGTTGATTTAATACCCAATTTCTAGGTGGTAAAAATACAGCATTAACTAGTCCATTAAATTTATTTGCCATGTAAACTCCTATTTTTTACTTTTACTTGTGCCAGTATATAACCCAAACCAGGCAGCACCTGCACCAACAACTATACTAATCAAACCAGATTGTTCCATTGTTGGAGCTGCCAAGTTCATATACCAAATCACACATTTATATAATAATACTATGTAAACAGTTAAAAATAATCTAGGAAAAATTCTCCAAGCATCAACTGCTTTTGCAAGATCAATTAGACCTTGATATTTATTTTTACTAGAATCAACTGTATTAGTGTCAATCTCTAATTCTAAATTTACTTTTTTTGTATCTGTCATTATTTGTATTTATCTGATTTTCTTTTAGAACCATCAGACCTCTTAATCAATCCTTTTGCTTTTAAATGCGCTATGTCTGTGAAACCAGCTTTACCTGCTTTATATCTTTTCATAGCATCAGATGTATCAGGTGCTTTCTCTGTATTCATTTGTCTTGCAGTGGCTATTCTTGCACGATCTAATTCTCTGTCTCTTCTAATTGCATTAGCCTCACGTTCTCTTTTATGATCTGCTTTAATTTTTGCTAAAGGTGTATGATTATCTTCAGATGCGTCTTTTGCCCTTTTCATTTGTGCAGGTGTAGGAGCACCCTTTTCACCGGGTTTTCTCATTTTTTCACCAGAACCTCTTTTAATTCTTTGTCTTTTTTTATGAATATTTGCCCATAAACTTTCTATAAAATCTTCATAGTGTTTCATCATCCCCCCTTTGCAATCATTATTGCAGCCATATAATCGTTTGCATCTTTTTTATTACTATAAACTTTTTTAAGTTCTTTTGCATGTTTACCACCGGGTGTCATTACTCTTCTTTTGTTTTTAAATTTATCTGCATAAACTCCATATCGACCATCTGGCATTCTTCTAACATCTGCAGCTATGTATTGTTCACCTCCACTGTTTCCACCGTTACCGTTACCACCACTGGCGCCATTACCACCTGATGCATTTCCGTTACCATTTCCTGTATTTCCACTATCATTACCTGTTTGATTATCTGTATTTGATGTGTCTGTTTCCGTATCTTGATCTGTAGATGTGGATCTTGGAACTCCTATGTAATATGTTTTTCTAAAATTAATAGGAACACATTGATTTAAATTTGTATCATATCTATAACCGGGTGGACATGTATCTTTCTTTTTTTCATCTATTTTTCTAAATTCTTCAAATGAAAGTTTCGGTCCTTTTGTTTTAAAATTTTTTTTTCTCATGACAGTTTTTGCAACTAAATCAAGTTCGTTACCATCAACTTTTAAAACAAATGGCATATTGATATCAGTTTGCATATCATTCAATACTGCTTCTGCGTCTGGGCCTAAATTTTTAATCTTTTTTCCGTGTTTTCTGTAAGACTGTTTGAATAGTCTTGTAAGTTCAGATGGTGTAATTTGAGTTTTATTTCTTGCATCATTTACTCGATCCATAAAATGTCTAGTAAATTCTACATCAATATTCAATGACGCAAAAAGACGATCTGCGTATCTTTCTATTTGATCTATATCTGATTTGGAAACTTGTTTCTCTTTTTGAGCTCTTAAATTGAGATCTGCGACAGGTTGATATAAACTATATGCATAGTCTCTACCAGATGGTTCATATGCAAGACCATATTCTTTTAGAGACATCAATCCCATGTTTATCTCGCAATTTTCATGACAGCATTAGAGATTTGTAAAAAATTTTTCTTTGTGCCATTTATCATATTCTCAATCTTTTTTTTATTTGATGTGTTTACTTTATCATAAACTTGTGTGATTGTACTTGCAGTAAATAAATCAACTTTCATTCTACCATCTTTAAATTTTATAGGTTTGTTTTGTTTCTTTTTAACAATATCTCTCAACATTCTAAGGTTGTTTTCTACAACATACATTTCTCTATAGAAGTCTTCATTATGTGAAAGTATTTTTTCTTTTAGTTTACTTCTTCTTTCACGCATCTTTTGTAATTTTTCTGCATGTTGTTTATATGCTTTTGTTCTAGCATCAATAAACATTTTCTTTTCTTTATCTTTTTTTCTTCTCACTACCACGACTGAACTATCATCACCTGTTCCAGCAACAGCAGGGCCAGTTGCATTTGTTGGTGCATCTTCATCTACAGGTTTGCCATTAAAAACATTTACTTCTCTAAATTTTTTAAGCATCTTCTAAATCCTCTAAACTTACATATATTTTTTCTTGTGATTTTTCATGCACAACAGAAAAAATTTCTACTCCTAATATTGTATCAAACGGTGCCTCGTCATCAAATGCAATGACAATATCACCCTTCTTTGCACTTAACTCTTCTTCTTGTTTATTTAGTATATCTTGTTTTAACCTATATCTTCCTTTTGGAAGTTGTTCACCAAATCCTATGACCTCTTCTTGTATCTCATCATCAAACTCTATATTCTCTTCTTTTAGATATTTAATAAACTCTTTTTCAAACAAATCTGGGTCTGATACAGATTCTTTAAATGTATCTTTTAGTAAAAATAAAGCGGCAGCATATGTTCCTACTTTTGTTCTCAAACCTGGTACTTTGGAGAATATTTTTTTGATATTAAAAACTAATTTATGAAGTATTGTATATGCAGCCTTTTGTTCACTGGTTGCTAATTCAACTGCTGGTTTTGTTGATTTTTCTTTTTTAATTCTATTACCATCTTTATCAATAATACCTAATTTAAACGCCTCTGTTTTTTCAAAAGGTGTCGTTAATAATTTAATAAAACGATATGTTACAAATAAATCTACTGCTCTTCCCATTATATTTTCCTTAATATTTCAAACACGTTCTCGTCAGGTTGTACATCTTTTAATTCGTGTTTCTCTAACATATTTAGATATATTAAAAATGATTTCATAATACTCCAATATTCTTTTTCTATCTTAAATAATAATAATGTTATGGCTGCATCAGAACCAAAAACATTGTTCAAAACTATGAAGTGATTAATTAGAAGGCGTTCTCGAAGTTCACCCGTTTCTAGATACTTTTTAAAGAGTCTTTTAATATATTTAAATCTTTTTAAATCATCATAAAATTCAAGTTCACCCTCGCATTGAGGATTGTTATAATTTTTTATTGCGTACATGATGACATTATCAGAAGTAATCTTCTCATACATGCCATTACTATTCTATTTTTGCAGTAATCTTATAACAGTTTGACTCGGTCATTTCATATCCAATATTCAATGATAATCCACCCTCAACTTTATCAGATATACCGTCATCATTTAAGAATTCATCGTGAGGTGTATCTGTGTCTTTTCCAAATCTTCCACCAAATAATGTTAATGGAAGTGAAAAATTACCATTCTTACCTTCAAACATAGGAACTTCGCCAAATGTTAATCCAACTCTCATAAGTTTTTGTCTAAGGTTAGAAATTGCGTCTTCAACTATCTTTGTTTCTTCATTAGTAATAACACCAACATAGGCATTTAACTTTTGAATAACAACTGGGTTTGATAATGCAGACATGTTAGTGCCTGAATCAAACTGAAATCCCATAGCATGAGGACCCACACCTTCTTTGACAAATTTTTTAAAACTTTTCATTTTTTTCCCTTCATAGCACCTGGGGCTTTACGCCCCAAGTGTTAATTAGTTATTAGTCGTCTGATACCTCAGCAACACCTGTGTCAGCAGCTGCAGCGTGGGATGCAAGTACAACCCATGCAGAACCTGTCCACATACATGTTAGTGTATCACCAGCGGTAACAAAGTCTGCATTTACAAATCCTAATGCACTTGCAGGTGTCATCTCAGTTGATCCACCGTCTGTATCGTGAACGATGATTTTAATTTGACCAACCACTGTTCCGTTTGCAAGAGTTGTAGCATTTGTACCAGCAGTTTGTAATAATGTCAAAGCAGTTGATACTGAGATCGCTGTTTGTGTGCCATCAGAAATATCTTCTACTGAATTTGAGAAACCTATAAATGATGGTAAGTTGTTGATAAAGTTTGCGACTGAAACTTTTTTGTTGATTGGTGTTCCACTTGGATCATCAATCACGTGTAACAGGTCAGCAGATGCAACACCAGTTGACAAATCTGTTAACGCTGTAATTTTCTTATCGGCCATAACCGTTCTCCTTTATATAAACCCTACGTAGGGAATTTTACTTATGGCATACACCATAATCACATCTGGTCGTCAGTTTTTTCCTCTTCTTTAGGTGCATCAGGTAATCCACCTAAATCATCAGTTCCACTTTCGGCCTCATTATTAATCTCTTTTAAAAACAATTGACATTGTTGCACTGCGCCTTGAAATGCGTTTAGTTGTGCAATTGCTTCTTGTTTTTTCTTTTCAAAACCAGTAATTGCATTTTGTAAAGTTGCTATATCTTTAGTCAACTTTTCAATCTGATCTTCAAGTTCTTCTTTTCCTAAACTCATAATAAACTCCTTATGATAAAAAAGTGACCACCATAAAGATGGTCACTTCAAAATTAAGATTAGTCAGCAAATGCTACTAATGTATCAGATGCAGTGAAGCCTGAAATCTGCCATGTTGTTGTTGATGTACCAACACATGTGATATCAATTGCTTGAGCAATCGCTACTGTGATTGTCTCATTTGAGTCTTGATCTGAGAATACAACAGATGTTGTTTGACTTGTCTGGTTTGTATCGTGGTGAACTAATTGTCCTTTGAAGAAAATTGAGTTACCAGAACCAGCAGATATAATCACTGAGTGACCATCAGCTGCAGCCAAACCTGTTGGGCCAATAAATCTGAATAACATTCCAACTTTAGGTGTTGGTAATGTGTATGTTCTATTTGCACTTACGTTTGGTGTAACAAGAATTCTACCAGCGTGTGTTGCTTCTGTCAAAGTTACGTCTGAGTCAGCAAGTGTTACTGGTGCTGTTAATGCGTTGAAGAAATCTCCAACTGTTTCTTTTTTGTTAATCGGTGTTCCACTTGGATCATCGATTATATGCAATAAGTCTTCTCTTGCTGATGCGGCTGCTAGAGAAGTTAATGCAGTGATCTTTAGATCGGCCATTATAGGTCTCCTTCTATGTTAATAACCTCTTACGAGGGATTCTACTGTAGGAAATCAGTTTCCCTATCCTACATCACTGAGCCTATAATAATAGACTCAAGTTAAACTATTTATACTCTATGCGGCAGCGACATCAACACCTTTTAAGATGTTTGCTGTTCCACTTGATGATCCTGTTTGTGATAGAGTTGCGGCATCATTCAATGATGTCTCAACAACGATAGGATCAGTTCTTGTTGTTTTACCTTCGATGTTTCTACCATCACTATCTTCAGATGCAGCACTACCTGATTCTTGTACAAGTCTAAAGAAGTTTCCAGCGGCATTTGAATCGCCATCTAGATCTTCAGTTGCAGCTTCTAGTTGAATTGCAACACTTGTATCTTGACCAGTTCTAGTAATTGTTGTAATATCAGATCTACTATCAAATAATGGACCTGCAACTTTAAATCCTAATGAATCACAGATGATCTCTTCACCACCGTTTGTGTGAAATAAAACATCAACATCGTCTGCGACTGTGATTGCTTCACTTAGTGTTACGGATGTTGATCCATTTGTAGCAGTAACTGTTAATTCGTTGTTTGTTGAGATTGCTGTATTACCATCTGAGTCTGCGAAAGATAATGTGCTTGTATCTTTTACAGTTACAACATCACCAACTGCAATTGTGCCAGAATTACCGTCTAATACTAATGCTGTTGTTGCTGTTGTAATCGCACCATTTACTGTTGCAGATTTACCAGCACTTCCGTTTGCAATAAGTTTTGCACCGAATGTACCTTCAGTTGCAGTTCCAGCTTCAAGTCTAATACTTAATGCTGAACTTCCGTCTTCCTCAGTCATTGTAGCAGTTCCGTCAAAGTTAATACCTGTTACAACACCTGTGTCTCCAACTCCTTCGCCATTAAATGCTAAAAAGCCTGCAGCTGCATTTGTTTGTACAAGTCCTCTAAATGTTAGTTGGTTTGTACCTGAACCAGAAAAATATTGACAGGCCACTGTACTATCTTCGACCATGTCTGTTTTTCCAACTCTTGAAAGTAAGATATATGCTTTATTTGTAATTGTTTGGTTTGCAGTTCTTGTAGCAGATGTAATATCTACTGCTTCGTCAAATGTCACTGTGATATCAAATGTACCTGTGTCAGCAACAGTTGCGTCAGTCCAATTTATACCAATAATAGATGCAGAACCAAATGCTTCTGCTAAATTTTTAACACATACCAGTATTTCTGGTTGTGCGTCTGTATTGTCGTTTCCACTAGCAGCAAGGCCTGGTGTTAGACCCCAACCACTTTTGGTCGCAATAGCGTGTTCTCTTGCACCAGTTGAACCAGCGGCGTTTTTGTCTGTAGGCAAAAACTTTGGTTTTAAATTTGGTGTAACTCCCCATAAGCCCATGTTAGTCTCCTCTGTTTTTTATAAAAAACTATTTGTCCTTATATTTATAATAATTTTTTATTTAAATCCTTGTTTTTTAAGTTCAGATATCGTGTTTCTCGCACTTTTATGTGTGATTCCTATTCCACCTGCACTTTCCCATTCCCTAATGTTCTTTATATAGTCATCTATAAGTATATTAGGTTTGTCATTTGTTTGTGCAAACTTACGTTTTTGGTCTCTTAATACTAGATTTATATCACTTCTTTTGACTCTAGTATTTTTTTGAAGCCACTGCATCTTCCCTTTTTTAGAACCTGATGCCATTTTAGGTGAATATGCTGATAATATTTTAGGATCATATCTTGCGATAAACTGATATAATTTTTTACTATCAGGCATCCACTCTAAGTCTGCCCAAAACTTCGCACCTTTCTCTGCTATTTTATCCCAACGGGTACCCCTATCGGCAGTTACAAACAAACCATTTACTGCGGCGTTTGCCCCTTTAATAAAGTCACAAAGAACTCCGTCCATATCACAGTATATCTGTGGTAAGTCCTCGGCACTTGTCTTCATCGCTTCGACAAGTGTTTTCATGTTAAACCTTTGGATTAATCTCTACTTTAGTTTCTTTTTTACCTGTAAGAGTTTTTTCTTTCACTTGTTCATCTTTTTTTTTATCTTTGCCTTTTGCTTTATATCCTTGTGCAAACGCAGCTCTTCTTGAAGCGTCTGAGGCAAATCCTTCAAAATAACTTTTACCTGGCTTTGTATTCCAAACTTTTGCAAGCATCTCTCTCATTGATAAATTCTTTTGATTTTGAATATCAACGATTGATTCCTCTTTTTTTATTGCTTTAGATATTGCTTTTCTTCTTCTATGTAAATACTTATCAGTTGAATCCACATCACCATCATTATCAATATCTTTATCTTTTCTATCTTTAAATTTTTTCTTGACAGCTTTAGGTTGCACTTTATCTAAACCTTCACCATCATCAGACTTGTCATTTGTGTTATCTTCTTTCATTTTCTTTTTATTAGATTTGATAACAACTGAGTGAGAAGGATCTTCTTTCTTTTTAGGATCATCGTGAGTATATCCCATTTTTGAAAGTCTGTTATGATCATCTACATCTTTTGCAACTTCTTTTTTGCCTGTTTTTGGATCGAACATATCATGAGGATATTTTACTTCATCACTTAATGCTTTCTCTAAATCTTTTGATTGACCTGCGTGAGCTTGTGATGCACCTTTTAGTTTTCCAGCTACTTTTTTAATTATTGCCTTATCCTTATCATCAAGTGCTTCTGTTTCATATTCTTTACCATTTACTGTGAAGAATTTATTTCCATTCTCTCTTGCAGCCATAAGTGCTTTAGTAAATTTATTACCCTCTCTTGCAGCTGTTTCTATTTGAATCTCTTTTACTTTTTCTAAGAGACTTTCTGGTGTGTTTTTAAAATAACTCATTACTTCTCCTTTGCCACTTTTAGTAAGTCTCTATATGACTTTGCTATTCTCTTTTGGAATATTTCTTTTTCGATTGGTTTCTTAAGCATATTATATTTAGTGCTTAGTTTTCTTGCAATTTCTAAAGGTATTTTTTGTTTTTTACCATCTTCAAATTCAGTTTTAAAATTACCTTTTAAATCAACTGTCTTTCTTAGTTGCATTACGATATGTTTGTTTGCGCCCTCTTCATCCTCATCATCTTGAGCATACTTAGATTTTCTACCTTCTTCCATTGGGTTTTTGATATAGTCTCTAAGTTTATTCAATGAACTTGCGGCAACAGCAAGTTTGTTAGTCCACCAAGTGTCTATGTTTTCATCACCCTTCGATGATAAAATCTGTCCTATTTCGTTTGCGTCCTCAATGATAGTCTTGCACATTCTTATTGAACTTGGAACATCCATGTGACCATCTTCATGCATATCTTCTTTTTTTGCTTTTTTCTTTTTCTTATATCCACCTGCTCTGATTTTTGCCTGTAGATCTGGGTCTGCCTTTCCACCTGTCAACATTGAGTTCACTCTAGCAAATGCCCATTGTTGTGGTGTTGTGCCAGGTCTGTGACCTGTTCTCCATGCGGCGACACCTCTATCATAACTTTTCTTTAGTATACCATAAGGAACACCTGTTTGATCTGATTTTTTTTCTAGACCTGCAATCTTTTCATCTAATTGTTCAACTTCTTCACCCATTATTACAAATGTTTCATAATCATTATCTTCTTTCATCCGTATTAATGCAGGTGTTGAAAAATCACCTTTTGAAGTTCTGATTGTTTGATCAAAAAATCTATCTATGACTTGTGTTAGATGAACATTAGAACCTGCTATTTCCATACCACCAGGTATCTTTTTTACTTTGATTTTATCAGTTCCTACTTTTTTAATTATATCTGAAACTTGTTTTACTATTTTAGGATTTTTAAATTTTGTCATAGATATGACACTGTTTTTTGCGCCCTCATTGACTTCATCTTTTGCATCAAGATAAGCAGCGATTGCCATTTTATCTCTTTCTTTCTCTGATTTTCCCTTGAATTGTGGAGCATCAGACTTTCGAAAGTCTTTTACATAAGCACCAGCACCCATTGATGGTTTCAATACTTCCATAAATGAGTCATGCATGAGTTTTTTTGATTTAATCATTTTATTTCCTATTGCTATTTATAAATCCTACGCACCCACATGTGACTCACTTGATCCTAAATCAGTGTTATTATCAGTGCTAGAACCGATAGGCTCCATTGCATCAAAAACAAATCCCACTGAAACCCCAAATGCATCATTTCCACCCGTCTCAAATGGTGTTTCTGCACTACCTGTATTGTTACCCTTTGCCAAATCAAAGTTTGCAGATGACCCAGGTGTATCTGTAATTGTTGAATTTGTAAAACCTGATGTCGCAACGTCAGTAAAACTTAATGCACCAGAACCATCTGTTTCTATAACTTGTCCACTTGTACCATCTGCGGCGGGCAAAGTAAATGTAACACTACTTGAAACTGTTGCAGGCGCCTCAAGTGCAACATATTGTCCACCACTTGCATCTTGGAATCTTGCTTCTGCCCTTGCCAAAAAGTCAACTTGTGTATTGATTTGAGGTGACGTTAAAGTTTTATTTGTTAAAGTCTTAGTAGTTTGAGATAAGTATGTATCAAATGTATCAACTGTTGTTTGACGCATTGTTCCACCGTCATTTGTCACGATACCATCACCACCTGCAACAGCAGTTGTTCCAGCTGACGTTCCACCATCGACAAGATTAAGTTCAGCGGCAGTTGATGTTATAGATGATCCAGCAATCTGTAACGTAGTTGCATTTACTTCACCAGAACTACCATAGATAACTGCTTTACTATTAACAATTGTTCCAGCACTAGAACCATCAACTAAATTAAGTTCAGCGGCAGTTGATGAAACATTAGTTCCACCAATGTCAAGAGTTGTCACAGATATTTCACCTGCCACAGTTGCAATACCATCTGCAAGTGTTATTAAATCTGTGTCATCAGTGTGTCCAATCGTTGTACCGTTGATTATAATATTATCAACTGTCAAAGTTGTTAACGTTCCAAGTGATGTAATATTTGATTGAGCTGCACCTGTAACTGTAGCAGCTGTGCCACTTGCATTACCTGTTACATTACCTGTTACATTTCCCTCAATGTTTGCAACTAATGTTCCTGTTGTTATTGTTAAATCACCAGTTGTCGCACCAGTAAATGAACCTGTTCCAACTATAAATTTATCAGCAGATTCATCAAATCCTATAAATGCGTTATCAGAACTTCCTCTTTCCATGACAAGACCAATATCACCTGATGGTGTGCCTGATTGTCCATTTGCAAGTTCAAATAATTTATCAGAAACTACAGTGTTTGTTGTAGATACAGTTGTTGTAGATCCATTAACAGTTAGATTACCTGTTATTGTTAAGTTGCCACCAATGGCATCTATCTCTGATTCCATAAGTGTAACTAATCTTGATAATGCAGCTTTTCTGTTTGTACCACCTGCACCGTCATCAACAACTATTAAATCTGATGTTGTTAAGGCTGCACCTATATCTGTTCCACCATCTATCTCTAAAGCAGATAATGATACTTTACCTGCTGTAGATATCGTATCAAGTTTACTATCAGCGATAGCCGCACTTGAGTTTATGTCTGCGTTAACGATAACACCAGATCCAATGGCTGCAGTTCCACCTGATATTGTTATATCACCACTTATAGTTCCTTGAACATATGTAGATATCTGAGATGCATTTACTTTTTTTTCAGTTCCAGCATCAGACAATGCAAAGTCATCGCCATCAGCAATAGTAATACCTGATCCGTCTGTTAGTCCGTCAATGTTTAGTATTGCTTCGACATTACCAAATTCTAAAGCAGAGGCGCCAGAGTTTACTTTTAAAACTTGACCTGCTGATCCAATAGATAATGACGCACCAATACCACCTGCTGATAAAGGTACAAACTCGCCTGACTGAAATTCAGCCAAACCTGTTGCATTATTACTACCGTCAAAGACGACTCTTACTGGTGTTTTACTACTCATATTTTTATTTATTCCTAGAACTCAAAAAGTTGTGTTTGTTGAGTTGCTGATAAACTGTCTCCATTTGATAGTGTCAAACCATTGAACACTCTTGTTCTTGTTGACGCAGCCTTCATTGTTAAAGTTACTGCGGCAGTGCTTAATCCACCTGATGCAGTAAACACTGGCACTTTTCTTACTGGTGTTCCCTCTGTATCAGATATTGCCAATTTATTTCCGTCTGCATCTTTTGAATCATTAGGTATTGTGACAACTGTTCCGTCTGAACTTATTGTAGCACCACCAAGATTTAAAGTGTCGCCTGACAAAAATAAATCACCAAATCTTTTAGTTGCACTTCCTAAATTTCTTGTTCCGTTTGCGTCAGGTATAATATCTTGATCAACGGCAGATAGGTCTACTGAACCACTTCCCCCACCGACAGTATGAATTGTACTACCAATTCTAACATGAAGTGTGTTCGCAACTGTATTGTGTGCAATCTCACCATCACTTAGGTTTGAAGTTGTCGGAGTACCTGCGATTCTTAATAATTTTATTTTAAGTGCCATCAATTACCATCCACTTGATCTGTAAATTCTAGTTTGCCTGATGTAGAGTTAAATACTAAAAATTTTCCATTACCAAGTGATGATGTATCAACATCGTCCAAGTCTTGCAGTCTTACTGCGCCACCGCCTCCTATTGTCGCCATTTGTTGTGATATGATATTCTTAAATATTCTAAAATCTTCTTTTAATTTTGTCAGTTCATTTTGTTCTGGTTGTTCAGGTAAGTAATTAGTCATCTTATGAGCCAGTTCTCTTTTTTCTAAATTTTGTTCAAAACTATCTAATCTTTCAAAAAATGTTTTAAGAACATCAATTCTTTGTGCATTATCTTGCTCACTTATAAATGGTGGTCGTACAACTTGTCTTTCTCTTTCAACTTCTTTATTTGCTTTATCTAAAATATCTTTTGTGTCGCTATCATCAAATATTATTGGTTCAGTTGGGTCACCTTTTATCCAACCATCAGATTTATCTCTCTTTGGGTCTACCTGAGTTGGATAATGAGTATAATCCTCTTTATTCATTTTTTTAGTTTTCTTTTTCATCTTTTCAATATATCTTCGATATACTGCAGCCTCTGCTGTTTTTCCCATTACCCTTGCTCTTTGTTCCATTGCAATCGCAGCTTGTATTTTATGTGCGTGTGATCTACCAGAATTGATAATTTTTTTTACAGATGCTCTTGCAGTTTCAACATCTTTAAATCCTAAACCATGTATTGTTCCTTTTGGATTTTCGTCTGTATATAAATCAGAGTGTTTGTCAGAACCTGCAGGTTGTCCTTTTTTTCTAGGAATTCTAGGTGCTTCAGATATTAAATTAAAAAACTCTGATAGTGATTGTCCTACAGATACACGTGGTTTTAACCTTTTATCTTTTTCCTCTTGTATCTTTGTGACTTTTTGTTTTTCATCTGATACAAGAGACATGAATTGACCTAGTTCTTGCATTAGTTATCTACCTTTGCGCCTGCTCTCCATTGTTGACAACTCCAATATCTAGCCTTTGTTTTTGGCCCTGGGTTATCACAATTATGTCTTGCCCTAAATGATTTTCTTCTAGCAGGGTCATCTCTTTTTATTTCTAAATTAGGATCACCAAAACGAACTACAACTACGTTACCCTTTTCGTTTTTTACATATACTTTAAACTTTTTATTAGGGTTTTCACTTGTACGTATAGGATCATTTAATTTAACTTTTCTTCCCTCAAACTCAGCAGACTCAACAATTTCACCCCAAGTATTTCTTAAAATAAAGGTGCCAAAAGAATCTAATGGTTCTTTCTTTTGTTCAGTGATATTTGAATCAGCACATTGACCACAACAATCTGGTGTGCCACAATTATCATGTTGTTCGTCATCGCCAACTTTTTCAATTAATTTATTGTATGTTTCTGTAAGTTTAATATACCAATCATCACCATATCTTAATTCATACTTTTCATGTGTCTCTTCTTTTTTATACCATTTTTCTATTTCTTCTTTATTTAATTTTTTGTTTTCACCTGGTGTCACTTCTTTTGTATGATCACCGTATGATTTACCTATATCGTATGAATCACCAAACATCTTCTTAAATTTTTTTGTATATTGAGATGGTTTAGTTTTACCTTTAGAATCACCAGGTGCTGGTTTATATGCGGCTGGATTATCATCATCCATTTTTGCACCTTTTCTAAAATGAGCAGCTCTCGCATCTTTGGTCTTCTTTTTAACACCAGAGTAATACTTTGCAGGTTGTGTGCCTGGTTTATCTTTGACATCTTTATCTTGTCTTACAGGTGTGATCTCTTTTTGTTCATATTTAATTTCATGCAACCATGCTTTATGAACTTTACCATTATTGTCGTTAAATGTAACATAGTTTGTACCTCTTTGAATTATTTTTCCCTCGATACCTTTTGCTTCTATTAAATCACCAATTTTCCATATTTGACCTATTAAATATCTGTCTCTGAGTTCTTCGTATTCATTCATGATGCCCATATCTTTCTGTTCTCTTATACCCATGTATTTTCTTACATCTCTGAATAATTTTTTTCCGTCTCTAAATCCTTTTGGTAATCCGTCTGCAAAATCATCATATTCACCTTTGTTTGCATGATATCTCATTTTAGAAGCAGACATACCAGATACACCCTCTGCGTCTGGGTCTCTCTCTCCAGCAGAGACAACGTTAATGTTATCAAACTTATAGAATCCGTGTCTTTTACCTTCTACACCATTATATTTTTTTAACAATGTTTCAAACTCTTTTACTCTATCAGAACCTGCAACCATTGTTAAGTTAGTGAATCCTTGTTTGTGTAATTTAGTTGCAATGTCAATAGCCGTAATCGCACTTTTATCTGCAATAATATTTCTTTTATGTCTTGGAAACATTTTTCTCATATATGCTACTTTGAGTGCATGTGGTAATGGATCTTTATTTTGATTTTGTGAGAAACTAGGATATATTCTATATTCATCTGATCCAGCAACTTGTTTCACTTTATTAATTAATTTTTCATGACCTGTGGTTGGTGGATTAAATCTACCAAATGCAAACACAACTGATTTGCCTGGTTGTTCATATGCGTTAAATTTTTTAATCATCTTTTTTCTGTCTTGCTCTTTTGACTTTTTCAATCTCTGCTTTTTTAACTTTTATTAAATTTCTCTTTGCAATCTTTTCGATTGCAGCACCATATTTTGCATTTACAATTTGATCTATTTTCATCTTCTGCATTGGTGCCATCTGATCATATTTTGGATAAAACTTTTTACGAATTATTTTTCTTGCCATCTTAGTTGCCTTGACACGTTGTTTCATAGGCGAGGCAATCTTTTTCATTGCTCTTTCTCTTTTGGCTTTAAATGCTGATGTTTTTGCGAGGCGAGCCATTCTTCTACCAATCTTTCTTCTTTGTGCGACTGATACGACTCGTTCTTTGAGGTCTTCTAATAAATCTTTTATTGTTTTCATCTATCCCATGCCTTTATTGCAGTAAAATTATTAAACGAAAATTCCATTCTATCGACTAATTTCACAGCATTACCTGACACCCTATCTATTGCGACATAACCCTCTGGGTTTACCACTTTATATCCATTATCAGTCCGTATAAAAGTGCCTGTTAGTTGTTTTACACTATTTAGTTTTCTAACAATTTGCATTTTTGCATCAATCATAAAGTTTTGAAACTTTACAACTTCAGTTAGATTTCTTACATGTTTCTTAATTTCTATGGTATATTGTTTAGATATATTCTCATATTTCTTCTTACCAGCAGGTGTTTTTACTTTATCAGTCTGTTTTTTAACTGAATCTTGTACCCAATTGACATATTCTGCGGCATGTCTGTTAGCATTTTTTACCTTTTGTCCTCTTCTTACTTTACTATTTGTGTAAGTTTTATATGAAGCACCTGCTAAAGCACCAGTCATAGATTCTTGAAGTCTAAGAAACTTATTTAACATTGGTGCGTTTATTTTTTGAAATGTTTTTCCTACCTCTGATAAAGTTTTTGTAACCAGTGCAGTTTCTTTTGCATTGAATGTGGCTTTACCTGACACGTCTTTATATGTCGCATCATCCATCCAAATCGAAGCAGATTTATTTAAATTACTGATATTTGCACCAAAAGATGCTTTCATGTCTGGCAGTGTCTTACCAGAATATGTTGTGTGCCACACAACTCCTATTTTTGCTTTTTTCATAATCTTACCTAAATCAGAATCTACTGGCACTGAATAAACTATTGTATTTGGTTGAAATGTATAAACTTTTTCACCATCTATTGTATCAGTTTCGAGATCGTTAGTAAACATAAGATCACCTTGAAGAACTCCTTTGATACCTAACTTTGCAAACTCTTTTAGTGCAACTTTAAATTTTGCATTTAGTTCACCTGATAAATCTGCGTCAATCTCTGCGTTTGTCTTGTATAATTTTGGGTTAACATTGAATACTGACTTCTTAGCAACAAAAAACTTTCCGTCCTCTGGGTCTATACCTGCGAATATTGCTGGAGCACCATCCCATTTAACAGTCATATTTACAGATGATCTACTTGCACCTGCTAACATGTCTCTTAAACTTCTTAAAAAGTTTATTGCAGCTCGTCCACCTGGCACACCAAAGTTTATGATCTCATCTTCGATATGTTCTAGATGTAGATTTTTACCTGCTTGTTCTTCTAAAAATTTTATCATTTCTTTGACAATCCGTTATATTTTACTGCAAGACTAAACTGTCCTAGTTTTTTTAATCCAGCATGACCTGATTTATTTGTACGAATAGACATACTCATTTTTAAAGTATCTGGGCCAGATGTTAATTCTATGAACCAATTTTGTTTTGATGATTGAGAAGATGTGGCTTTAATAAATTTAACCTGTGGTAAAAAAACACCTAGTTGATCTTTATCTGTAACTTCTTCGTAATCACTACCAACTGCTTTAATAACTATAGTAGGAACATCAGGTGCATCTCTTAATATATTTGTTTTTATATATTTAATTGTGTTATCTTTATTCTTATTAAATAATTTTATTATACCTTGTCTCATAATTTCAAGATAATCGTTGTAAAATTTTTCATATTGTGCATTATTTTTTTTATCAAAGTTTCTTAATATATCTTTTGTTTTTCTATCTCTAATAAATGATCTCTCAGGTGGCATACCAGGTATTTTAGAATATACTGATTTGTATGCCAATGACATTAACTTACCATAGTTTCTATCTTTAAACTCATCAAATACTTTTCCTATGTAAGTGTTTAATTGTGGTTCAGATGTTTTCTTTCCACCTGCTTTTAAACTAACCCCTAAAATTTTATTATCATTGTAAGTAATAAACATATCACCTGGGTGTTTACTTGGCACACCTGCAGGCTTTGATCTGTATCCCCAAAACAAACTTTTTATCTTTTTATTTTTATCTTCTTGTTTAATATATTTAAGAACACCGATTGCGTTTGCCATTTTATCATTAAACTTAGTTGATGTATCTGCCTTGTTAATTGTTTCCTCTGCGGCTTTTATATCTTTTGCACCAACACACTTTAGTTTTGAAACATCAATACCAAGTAAAAACTGATGAAATGATACGATATCTTTTGGATTAAATTTCTTTTCGAATGCGATTAATGGAAATAATTCTGTAATACTTGAATTTAAAGTAGTTTCACCCATACCACCAGAGAGTGGTTTTACAAAAATTCTAAAACTTCTATTTTGATATATGCCATCAATTGGATCAACTGATGATGAACTTGTTCCTAAAGATGACTTGATACCTGCTTGATTAAGATTTCTTAGTATCTCATCTCTATCGGTTTCTCTATCTGATGAACGAACAATATAAACATCTCTTTTGGATGTTGATTGTTTCTCAGACTTTTCATAACTCAAACCTCTCATGATGTCTTTTGGAATATCTTCTTCAAAAAGATTTTCCTCAACAATGATTAGTTTGGGTTTATAAGAATTTTTTCTAGGTCTTACTTGTTGTACAAATCTACTAATAGACATCGCTCCCCCATTTAATACTCATATATTTATGTTTTGTACATCCTCATATGTGGAGGTATTCGATCTTTACCGAATGTTGGTTTTTTGTTTTGATTCATGCACCAATCTAGTGCATCGTCTTCAAATTCAAAGTTCCATACCACCTCATTTGATTTAATATCTATACAATTATAAGGATAATTAAGATTGGAATCATCCATATCTACGTAATATCTAGACTTTAATTTCTTGGAATTTCGCATACCTCTCTCCACTATTCGATTTATCAAGTGCAGGTATCTCATCTTCTTGACCACTATCAACTAAATCAGTCTGAGCATTTAGTTCTACATCATATAGTTTCATTTTTGATCTGTCTATGCCTAATACAAATCTTTTGTTTACAGTAGGATCATTATATCTATTTTTTAATTGTTTAACAGTAATTTGTTGTAATTCTTCCATTTCTTCAGTTGAGATCAACGCAAACATAAAGTCTGCTGTTGCAGGTAATCCAAATGATTCTGATGTATCCTCAAGTCCTATATCAGTTGATACATATCCACCCCTTGTAGTCTGTGTAGCGGACACTATAGGCACGTTATTTTCAACTGCTAGACCTCTTAATTCCTCTGCGATAGATTTGATTAGTGTATAGGAATTAATGTTTGAGCCCCCCTTAAATCGACTTGAAGCGCATATATTTAAGTAATCTATGAAGATTATTTCTGGTTTGAAACTCTTTTTTATGGATAATTCTTGTAGTAGTGAACGAAAATGATTAGTATGTGCTGATGCTGTGGGATATTCTTTAATGATAAGTTTACCTTTTACTTTCTGCATAATCTTCTCAATCTTATCATCATACATTGGTTTTGGTAAATCTTGAAGTGACTCCATACTCACATTCATAAGATTTGCATCTATTCTCTCTGCGATTCTTTCCTCTGCCATTTCTAAAGTTATATAAAGAACATTTCGTCCTTGATTAATACAGTTTGCGGCCATGTGACACATGAACAAAGACTTTCCTACACCCGTGCCTGCAAGTGCGATATTTAAAGTTTTTTGTGGAAGTCCACCTTTTGTAATTTTATTAAAGTATTCTAAATCAAAAGGTATACGTTCTTCTTTACGGTGTAAATAATCAAATCTATCTGAAGCGTCTTCAATATAATCATGACCAACTCTATTATCAAAAGATACTGATAGTGCGTCTGTTAAAAGACTTGGAAGTGCGTCTGGTTTACGTGAGGAATCTCTACCTTCAATAATAGAGATTCCGTCCACGACGGCATTATAGATTGCCCTATCTTTACAGAATTTTTCGGTAGTATCAGTTAACCACTCGCTATCAACTGAGTCCTCTGTAAAGTTGCTAATAATATTTGTTATATCTTTATATTGTTGTTCCGATAAATCTTTTCGATTATCAAGTTCAACTTCTAGAGATGTTTTTGTAGGAAGTTTTGAATACTTTAATGCAAACGAATTTATCTCATTAAAGACAACTCTTTGATTTCTATCTTGAAAGTATTCTTCTTTTAAAAATGGTAAAACTTTTCTAGCATAATTTTCATTTGCTATTAGGTTCTCTAGTATTGTTAGTGTTATATTTTTCATCAAGTATGTCCATTAGTATATCGCCTATTAGTTCAAAAAACTTATCGTTGAATTTTTCTCTAGGTATTGCGTTGTTTTCTATAATATCATATTCAAATTGCATTGTCAATTTGTCATCTTTTTCAATTGGTGTGACTTTACCATACTTATAAATTACTCCAGCATAATCACCCTTGTTTATTCCTATACAAGTTTGATCTGGGTGTGATGCAGATTCTATGTAACTGAATTTTTTTTTAGTCAAGTAACTAATCCACTTACAACTTCAGTATATGCTTTATTTATATTTTGATTTGAAGGTGTGACTAATATTACACCACCATCTCTAAAAATTATTGTCTTAGGATTCTCTTCACCAGTCATGCATACACCTCTTGCAAATCCCATTTTGCCCTCTTCGGTACTTACCATCATTTTTGGATTATTTAAATAAACACCAGTGTCATCATTTTTTTCTAATCTTCCAACGAACTCACCATGTGGTGTTAAAACTGTAACTAAATCACCTTGTTTCATTTCACTCATTACTGTCTCCATATGAATATTCTTTCATTGCCGCCTCTTCTAATTTTGACATTACTTCATCTGTAAAATATTCTTGTGGATTATCATTTATAGACTTTCCAAATACTTTACGACCATCAGGTAGTTCAAACTTAGTAGAAACTTTTTTAAATATATTATATTTTTCTGCGAGTGCAAGTAAACCATAATATTTGTCAAGACCTTTATTGTAAGTTAATCTCACTTCACAAGTAGAATTCTCTTTAGTCAATCTTGACTTTTGATTTTTTGCTTTGATTATATTACCTACAACTTCCGTTCCGTCTTTTTCTTTTTTCTTACTTAAATAGACGATACTACTTGCGGCATATTTAAGTCCACTTCCACCACCCATTTCTTTCATTGGAACATATGATCCAACGACATCATAAGTATGATTAGTAACAACCATAGGAACTTTTGCTTTTCCTAACTTCAATGTTAGTATTCTAAATGCAGCCTTGAGAACTTGAGCTCTTGTCATATCTCTTGTTTCTTTTCCTTCGGCAGTATCTTCAACTTCTTTTGTTGTTGATAACATCCCTAAAGAATCAAGACACATAAACATTGGTCTTTTTACATCAACATCTTGTTGCATGTATCTATCAAGAACTTTAATTGCTTGAGTTCTAAACTCTTGTACAGTTGACACAGGCAAGACTACCATTCTTGATGCGTCTATTCCTCTATCAATAATCATCTTTTTAGTAACTGCTGATTCTGATTCAAAGTAAACAACTCCACCATCTGGGTTTGCATCTAGAAAATGTTTACACATTCCCATAAGAAAAAATGTTTTACCAGTGGCAGATTCACCTGCTAGTGCTGTAATTTTATTTTGTGGAAGTCCACCATAAAGTGAACCACTTAACATACCATTTAAAATATATGAACCTGTGTCAATAAAATTATCAACATCACCAGATTCAAGTCCGTCTTCAACTAAGTTTGCATATTCATTACCAGTTGTTTTTATGATTTCTTTTAAGAAATCATTCGCTTCAGTTCCCATAATTACTCCTATCTATTTAATATTTGTGGTCTATAGATTGTATAGTTTTCTATTAAGTCTGATGGTATACATTGAAGTTTAAGACCTGGTAAGTCTCTCAACTCATTGTATATTTCATTTTTTGCTATTTCACAATTTTGTTGATCAACGTACAAAAATTTAGATGCTATATTGTGGCACTTCTCAGCACCAGGCAAACCCAAACATAGAAAACCAATTAAAAATACTACTGTATTCATTTGACTGCTATTGCTCCTAAAAAATTATGATTACGCCAAAACACTTGAATATTTTTAAAACCTGCCGTTGTCAAGAAATCGTTTATTTCTGGCCAAGTGTTTGGTTTCAACATGTGTCGTAATGTTTTTTCTTTATCTAAAATGTCACTATCCTCGAAATATTTTCTTTTATAATCGTAATACATAAAAGTTATCATATCTTGAATATGTGCATTTTGTGAATAGACTTTTTCTGCAAAGACAAATGCGCCACCAGGTATTAAACTATCGTAGATGTTTTTTATTAATCGTTCTCTGTCGTGTTTTGGCATGAATTGTAAAGTAAATATAGATGTAATAAATGAATAATTTCTATATTTTAAACTCATTTCTCTAACATCTTTATCATGAAAGACAGTAAAAGATCTTAAAGAGTCTTCTTCTTTGTCAATTAAAGACCAAAGTTCTTCTTGTCTTTTGTAAAGGTCTTCTTGAAAACCTTTTGCATATTCAACGCCCTCGTATGAGACACGATTTTTATGTTTGTAATTTTCTAATAATATTCTTTTTGTTAACTTACCTGTTGAACAACCGATGTCTAACACTGTTGATTTATCCTCAACAAAATACTTAGAAAATGATACAACATCATCTAATAAATCTTTATAACCTCTGATTGATTTGTCAATATGATTGTCAAATCCCTCTTCTCTGTGTGCAAATGTAAAATCATTCATTATTATATATTCCTTAAAACTTTTTCATACATGGAACTAGCAAGTGCTTTCATCATTATTGATGGCACCATTCTTCCACATCTCTCTGATTTCTGAGCCCACTTACCTGTCAACTTAAAATCATCTGGTAATGATGTGACTCTTTTTAATTCACCTAAAGTAAACTTTCTATCTTCTTCCCAATGACAAACTCCAGCAGTCTTTTCAGTTGCACCCATAGCAGTGATTGTAGGTGAAGGTTGAAACTGTGATGCAATCTTTAAATTAAAATGCCAACCTTTTGGATGATAGTCTGTGCCTGTGATAACTTTCTCTGGGTTACGTGGCATAAGAACACAAG